GGCTGCGAGATTGACCATGGCCCGGCTACTGAACCCGGGGTACCAGGACGACCGCGCGGCGGCGGGGCGGCATGGTGCGGGCCAGCCACACGGCACCGGCGGCGGCGTACACCGCGTCGACGTGGCCATCGCCGCGGCGGCTGAACACCCACGCGTCGCCGCGGCGCAGCGGTTCGGCGGCGGCGACCTGGGCGTCGAGTAGCGGGTCGCCGGAGTGGGCGATCCGGCCGGCCTGCACCTGCTCGGCGAAGCCCATGCACACCGCCGGGAGGTCGGTGGTCACCTCGACGACCTTCGTGCCGCGCGGTACCCAGCTGGGCCGTATGGTGCGCTTCGTGCTGCTGGTTCGCTTCCCCATGTCGGGCGCCATGGTGGCGGCGGGCCCGCCCGGTAGCCACCCGAACATGCGTGGCTTGGTCTGCGCGAGGATGTCGGGCAGGTCGCGCCGGGCGACGTCGACGCAGTTCCCGCCGGCCCAGTCGCGGACGAAGTCGACGCGTACCCGGTCGTCATCCAGCTGGGCGGCGGCGTAGAGGGTGGCGTGGGTCAGGTCGGGCGCGACGTCGACGAGCATCGCGATCCGGTCGCGGACGTCGTCGAGGCCGCCGGGGTCGAGGCAGTTGGACCAGCCGCCGGGGTCGATGGCCGGGTTCAGCCGGGCGACCCGCTGGCACATGACCTCGGTGCGGAACGACGCCAGCTCCAGGCCGCCGGCCGCCTTCGCCCGGCGGGCCGCGCCGAGTAGTGCATCGCGGTCCACGCGCCGGCCGAGGTTCGGGTTGGCCTGAGCCAGCGCGTGCAGGTCCGTCGGATCGGCCCCGGGCGGCGCGCTCCACTCGATCAGCCCGAGTCGCGGGTCACCCTGGCCGGTTTCGATGAATGCGGCGGCCGGCTCGCGCAACGCGTGAAGGAGAACGGACTGGTCGTCGCCCTGGTTGGAGATGGCGACGATCTGGCCGTCGGGTACGGCGTTCATGGCGTTGGAGGCGGCGTCCCAGCAGTCCATGTTCAGGTGCTCGCGGACCTCGTCGCATAGCCACTTGTGTAGGGTGCGGGATCGGGCGGCGCGGCGGTTGTTGGCGGCGAAGATGTACTCGCCGCCGGCCGTGGTGACGAGGGATTCCTCGCTGACGGTGAGGCGGATGTCGGCGAGCTCGGCGCGCAGGTCCGGGTTGCCGCTGACCTCTGTGCAGACGTCCTGCCATGTCTTCTTGGCGTAGGACCGGTCCGACCCGGTACCCAGCACCAACGCGGCCAAGTCGATGAACAGCCAGTACTTGATCAGCACCTTCGCCCACGTGGTCTTACCGTTCTGCCTGGCGACCAGCACGAGCAGGATCCGGAACCGCGGCCGGCCGTCTGGGAGTAGTTCCCCGGCGTGGATGGACAGCCACTCCTCCCACGGGTCGAACGGAGTCCGGCACACCTCGGCGGCGAAGTCGATCAGGTCGAAGCCGTAGGACGTGTCCGGGGTGAGATCCCGCAGCGGCGGCGTCCAGATGCGCGGCTGGGTGTTACCCAGAACGCCGCGCTCGTCGGGCGCGGAGCTCGTCGAGCTTGCTATGGACAACCGGGCCACTGGGTGCCTCCCCTCGAGCCGTCCGGGCGGTACGGCTGGCCGGGGTGAGGCCGAGAGAGTCGAGAACGCGAAGCAGCCGCAGCCCGGCCGCCTGGTCGCCGTCGTCGACGAGCGCGGCGTAATGCTTGGCCAGGGCGACCGCGGCGGCGTCCCAGTCGCCCAGCTGGGCCGCCCTGATGGCCTTGGCCACGGCTGGGCCGATGCGGACGGGGCGGGTCACCATTGGGTCACGCTGACGCCGGCAGGGTCCGGCTGGGCGGCGTGGGGCTGGTCCGGCTCGCCGGCGCGCAGGTTGCACGGCGTACAGGCGGCGACCAGCCGGGCCGGGTCGTCGCCGTACCGCTTGCCGTCCAGGTGGTGGACGCAGTCGGCGACCCCGGCGCACTGGCGGAGCTCACCTTCGCGGGTGCGCCACGTCCCCGGGAACGCGATCTGGCAGCGGTACCCGTCGCGGAGGAGCACGGCGGCCCGCTGCCGGCGCCATCGCCGGGTAGACCCGCCCTGCCAGCCGCTCGACACTACCGGCACCCCCTGACAGATGGCACGATCATAGGTTGCACTGCCACCTGACATTGTGTGCCATTATCTGAGCCATGGGATTCTGGCGGCGCACGTTCGGCCGGCCGTCAGCGACCCCGATGACTGCCGCCAGGCCGGACGCGAAGTTCTCGCTCGATGTCCCGCCGGAGCTCATCGCCGCGATCACCGGCGGCGGCACCCTCGCGCCGCCGATCGACCGGAACCAGGCGATGCAGGTTGCCGCGGTCATGCGGGCCCGGAACCTGATCGCCGGGTCGATCGGGAAGCTGCCGCTGCGGGTGCTGGGCCCGGACTTCAGCGAGGTCACCGACACCACCTATCTGGTGAACACGCCGCCCGACCCGGAGATCCCGCAGGTCGTCACGATCGCAATGACCGTCGAAGACCTGATGTTCTACAGCGTCGCGTGGTGGCGGGTCACGAAGTTCGGGTGGCACGGGTACCCGGTCGAGGCCCGGTGGGTGCCGCACTCGTCCGTGCTGGTCGCGCAGTCCCGCGGGCTGCCACCGTCCCGGCTGGTCATCTCGCCGGACGAGCTGTTCCCGACCCCGGGTGACGGCGGCGTCGTGTACATCGACGGCCGCGAGGTGCCCGACAACGAGCTCATCCGGTTCGACAGCCCGAACCCGCCGCTGCTGCGGCACGCCGCCCGGGCGATCCGGACGTGTCTGCTGCTCGACCAGGCCGCCGCCCTGTACGCGGTCGACCCGGTGCCGCTGGGCTACTTCAGCCCGGAGGATCCGAGCGACCCGCCCGAGGACGACGACGTGCAAGGGCAGCTTGACCAGTGGACGGCGGCCCGCCGCACGCACGCGTGGCCGTACCTGCCGGCCGGGTTGAAGGCGAACGCGGTGCAGTGGAACCCGGAGCAGCTGCAGTTGGCGGCGCAGCGGCAGCACGCGGTCCTCGACATCGCCCGGGCGACCGGGGTTGACGCGGACTACCTCGAGGCGTCATCGGAGACCGGCAACAGCCAGACGTACGCCAACTCGGAGGACAAGCGGCAGGACCTGGTCGACTTCACGTGTGACCCGTATCTGACTGCGATCCAGCAGCGGCTGTCGATGCGTGACTGTCTGCCGCGCGGCTACTGCGCCGACTTCGACATCACCGGCTTCGTGCGGGGCGACACCGCGTCGCGGATGACCACGTACAAGACGGGCCTTGAGGTTGGGGCGTACACGAAGCCGGAGATCCGCAGGCTCGAACGCAGGCGGCCGCTGACCCCGGCCGAGCTCGCCGACTCGGCCCCGGTGTCGCCGACGAAACCGGTTCCCGCTCAAGACGTTCCCGTCGTGGACCCGGCCGCCCCGCCCGCGGCGCCGGCCGGCACGCAGAACACCCGTCAGGAGACACCCATGATGCAGCGGTTCGCGGCCGGCGACGGTCAGACCGTACGGGTACGGTTCACCGCGGCGGACACCCAGGACTTCCAGGTCGACACGACCCGGCGCACCTTGACGGGCCTGATGGTGCCGTATGGCGCAGTCGGCGACAACGGCAACGGGAAGTGGCGCTTCGCGAAGGACTCGATTGTCTGGTCGGACCCTAGCCGCGTCAAGCTCAACACCGAACACTCGAACCAACTTGTCGCTGTCGGTACCCGGTTCCAGTCCACGGACGCCGGCCCAATGGGCACCTTCAAGTTTGGCCGGGGGCCTGAGGCTACCCGCGCGCTCGAGGACGCAGACGATCTGATCCTGGACGGCCTCTCGGTAGAGGTCGAATTCCCGCATCCGGAGTCTGTTGTTCCCGACCCCACGGACCCGTCAGTGAACCTCGTTCGGAACGCAATCCTCCGCGGCGTTGCCCTCACCGGTACCCCCGCATTCGACGACGCCCGTGTGACGAGCGTCAAGGCATCCAGAAACCAGGGAGTGAGCATGCCCGAGCAGGGCACCACGACCGCCCCGGCGCCGGCGGAGTCTTTCGACTTTGAGGGTCATCTGACCGCGGCTGTCGACCGGATGGCGGAGACACATGAGCGACTGACGACGTCGCTTGCCGAATCGCTCGGCCAGTCGTTCTCGGCTGCGATGCGAGCCGCGTTGGAGGACTTGCCGAACCCGCAGGCTGGTGGCGGCCCGCAGCCGGTACGGGCGGCCCGGTACACCATCACGCGCGAAGAGCCGGTGTATTCGCTGAACGGATACGGCAATTCCCTCGTGCGCGACGCCTGGTATTCCGCGCGGGAGCACGACGCTGACGCAAGGGAGCGGCTGCGCCGGTTCCGCGTGCAGACCGACGAGCTCGCAAAGTACGCCCGGTCAGTGATCGCGTTCAGCGGCAATCGCGCGCAGTTCACCGCCGTCTCGACGGCCAACGCGGGGCAGCTGATCCCGCCGGGATACCGGCCCGATCTGTTCATCCCCATGCTGAACCAGCAGCGACCGTTGGTCAACGCGCTGTCGCAGGGCACGATCGAGAACGCGACACCGTTTGTCGTGCCCGTGTTCGGTTCGTTCTCCGGCGCGACCGGGGACAACGTGGAAGGCAGCAACCCGTCCGACGGGACGCTGTCGTTCACGACGAAGACCGTCACGCCCGGCGCCATCTCCGGCATTCTGAACCTGAACCGGGAGATCGCCGATTCGTCGAATCCAGCGATCGACCAGATCGCCTTGCAGGCGATGCGGGAGTCATATTCCCGGCAGACCGAAGGCAAGGTGTACACGGAGCTGAACGGGCCCAACGGCCTGGGCGGCACCCTCACCCCTGGCACCGCCGAGCTGCTCAGTACGAACCCGAACGGCGCCTACTGCATCCAGACGGCGGACGGCACCGCGCTGAAACTGCCGGTCGCGATCCGGCGGCTACTCGCGAACTACCCGTTCAAGCGGTTCGCGGCTCCGAACTCCGCGAACATCGGCCAGGTGCCGACCTCCGCGTTGGCCACTGCGGTCGGTTCGGACAACCGTCCGCTGTTCCCGTCGGTCGGGGCGATGAACGATTCCGGCGTCGGCAACGCGGTGCAGCAGGGCTGGTATGTCGACGGCATGCCGTTCGTGCCGGCCTGGTCGGTTTCCGGCGTCGTCGGAGCCAACGACACCCACGTGATCATCACGAATTCGATGGACGCCTGGGTGTGGGAGTCGCCGACGCTGGCGTTCCGGTTCGAAGAGAAGTTGGGCCCGGCGCAGATCCAGCTTGCGCTGTTCGGTTACTTCGCGACCCACGTGCTGCGGCCGATCGGCCTGGCCGGCATCCGGATGACGGCCCCGTGATGAGTGACAAGGAGGCGGGCATGCCCGTGCAGAGCAGCAAGGCCGCGGCGAAGCCGGAGACCGCATCCACAGTGGAGGAACCCGCCGTCGACCTGGCCACAGTGGATGGACCGCCGGAGCGTTCCGGCGAGGACTTCCGCAAGGAATGGGCGGAATTCAACAACGTCGACCCGTCGGACATGCGGGAGATCCACGCCGTCGGCGGCTGGATCGACCGGTTCGACGGCCGCGGCTGGGTACAGGAGGGCTGAACCATGGCAGTCTTGACGGTTCAGGACGGCTCGGCCGGCATCCAGAGCGTCACCATGGCGGCGGCGACCGGCGGCGGCGACTCGGCCCCGGGCGGTGTCCGGGTCGGCGGCTG